AACGCTGGCTTGGTTGAAGGCATGAAAGGTCTGTTCAATCCTACAGACACTATCAGCAAGCAATTCAAGAACGGCATGATGGGCACTGGCGTGTTGGGCTTTGATGAAGTCAACATGTCTCAGTCTATCAAGCAACACACCACTGGCACACGCGCCGCTACTGGCACTGTAACTGCTGCTGCTGTGACTGCTGAAGGTACTGCTACCTTGACTTTGACCGTTGGTTCTGGCGAGACTATCGCTGTTGGTGACGTGTTCACCATCGCCGATTGCTACGCTGTTAACCCACAGACTCGTGAGTCAACTGGTTCATTGTTCCAGTTCGTTGCTTTGGCTTCTTCCACAGCTACTACAACTGCCACCGTGACTGTTGCTCCGATCTACTCGGCCAACAACGCTTTGGCTACCGTGAACGCTTTGCCTGGTAACAACAAGGCTGTCGTGTTCGTTGGTGCTGCTTCTAGCCAGTACGCTCAGAACTTGGTTTACCACAAGGACGCCATCACTTTTGCAACTGCTGACTTGCTGTTGCCCCAAGGTGTTGACATGGCTGCTCGTGCCGTTCACAACGGTATCAGCTTGCGTGTGGTTCGCCAGTACGATATTAACAATGACCGTATGCCTTGCCGTATTGACGTTTTGTACGGCTACAGCACGATCCGTCCACAAATGGGCTGCCGTATCTGGGGCTAATCTGATTGGGGCTTCGGCCCCTTTCTTCGTAACATCTTTGAAAGGAAATTATCATGGCTCTCCCTAATGGTGCAGGTGGTTATCAACTAGGCGACGGTAACGTCGGTGAAGCACAACTGTTTGTGCAAGGCGCTCCTACTGCTTTGACTGCTGGCGCAACTGCGACAGCGGCTCAATTGGCAAACGGTTTGTTTACTTTTAACGGCACTGCCGGTAACCTTCAGTTGCCTACAGTTGCTGACCTCGAAGCTGGTATCAGCAGCGCGGCTAAAGTAAACGCAGCGTTCGACTTTTTCATCATCAACATTGATGCTGGAACTGACGACGTTACATTGACTGTTGGCACTGGCTGGACAATCGTTGGTGCGGCTATCGTGACAGAAGCTACTTCTGCTCACTTCCGCGCTCGCAAGACCGGCGACGGTACTTGGACTGCATACCGCATTTCCTAAACCCAATGGGGCTTCGGCCCCTATTTTTAAGGAAATATCATGGCTACTAACACCAAACCAATTGGCGTTGCTTACGAAGACCAACAGCTTGACGGCGCGGTCATGGGTAAGAGCGGCGGAACTGCTGGTTTTTTCGGTTCTACACCGACAACTAAACCAGCCGCTAACACCGCTGCGCTGACCACAATCACGTCTACTGCACCTGGCACGCCAGACTATGCAATTCAAGACTTGACTCAGACCACTCCTTTTGGTTTCGTTACCAAAGACGAAGGTAATTCAGTTCTGGCGGTGATTGCAAATTTGCAAGCCCGTGTGGGACAGTTGGAAACTAAACTTCAGGCTCTTGGCTTGTTGGCTTAAACCAAATGGGGGCTAATCACCCCCATTCTTAAATTATGAACATCACACTCGTACACCCCGTCCACGGCGCTAAAATTGCAACAATGGAACTTGAGGCCGAAGCTGATGAACAAAACGGCTGGACTCGCTATAATCCAGACACGCCTTCTGAACCTGAAGCGGCTCCTGTGAACGTGCTGGAAGTTAAACGCCGTAGAAAAACCACTGCTGAGGTTTAAACATGACAACGTACACCGCTGGCCAACAAATTGAACGCGCTCTTAGGCTTCTCGGTGTGCTTGCTGAAGGTGAAACGCCTTCTGCGGCTACGTCACAAGACGCCTTGATGGCGCTCAACCAAATGATTGATTCGTGGAACACAGAACGTTTGTCAGTGTTTTCTACGCAAGATCAAGTCTTTACATGGCCTGCCAGTGCAATTAGCCGCACTCTTGGCCCATCAGGTGACTTCGTAGGCAATCGCCCCATTTTGCTTGACGACGCTACATACTTCAAAGCGCCCAATGGCGTGTCGTACGGCATCAAATTTATTAATCAACAGCAGTACGATGGCATTGCTGTTAAGACCGTAACATCTACGTATCCTCAAGTCATGTTCATCAACATGACGTTTCCCGATATTGAAATGTTCGTCTACCCACGTCCAACGCAAAACTTGGAGTGGCACTTTATTTCGGTTGAAGAATTAAACAAACCCGCCGATTTATCAACGGTTTTGTACTATCCACCAGGCTATCTGCGTGCGTTCACGTACAACTTGGCTATGGAGTTTGCCCCTGAGTTTGGCGTTGAGCCAAGCCCACAAGTGCAGCGCATTGCGATGACTTCTAAGCGTGACTTGAAGCGCATCAACAACCCTGATGACGTGATGGCACTGCCTTACGCATTGGTGGCCAACCGCCAGCGTTTCAACATCTATGCCGGTAACTACTAATGAAGACGCCGATTCTTGGCTCTACATACGTCACCCGAAGCGTCAATGCAGCAGACGCTCGGATGGTCAATCTGTTTCCAGAAATTGTTCCCGAGGCCGGTAAAGAGCCTGCATTTTTAAACCGCGCACCTGGCCTCAAGTTGCTCAACACCGTTGGCAACGGCCCGATCCGTGGGCTTTGGGCTTTCTCGGCAGATGACGGCGTTGGCTTTGTTGTTTCTGGCACACAACTGTACAAGATCAACAACGCCTATGCGGCAACGCTAATCGGCACGGTGGCCGGTACTGGCCCAGTCAGCATGTCTGACAACGGCACGCAATTGTTCATTGCGGCCAACGGCCCCAGCTACATCTACAACAACACGACAAACGCCTTTGGCCAGATCACCGATCCTGATTTTCCAGGCGCTGAAACTGTCTGCTATCTGGACGGCTACTTTGTATTCAACCAGCCCAATAGCCAGTTGCTGTGGATTACGCAACTGCTAGACGGCACATCCATCGACCCGCTTGACTTTGCAAGCACTGAAGGCTCGCCAGACGGCTTGGTGGCCGTGGCGTCTAACTTCCGCGAGGTGTGGGCGTTTGGTACTAACTCGATTGAGGTTTGGTACGACTCTGGCGCAACAGACTTTCCCCTTCAGCGCATTCAAGGTGCGTTTAACGAGTTGGGCTGCGCTGCTCCTTTCTCTGTTGCCAAAATGGATAACGGTCTATTTTGGCTTGGTCGTGACCGTCGTGGTCAAGGTATTGTTTACCGCGCCAATGGCTACACCGGCGCGCGTATTTCGACGCATGCTGTTGAATGGCAGATTCAGCAATACGCCGACATTTCGGACGCTATTGCATATACCTACCAACAAGATGGCCACAGCTTTTATGTACTGGTTTTCCCTAGTGCTAACACTACTTGGGTCTATGACGCCGCAACCCAGGCTTGGCATGAGCGTGCGGGGTTTGCTGATGGTAGTTTTACACGCCACCGTGGTAATTGCCAGATGTCGTTTAACAACAAAATCGTCATAGGCGACTTTGAAAACGGCAACATCTATGCATTTGATCTAAATGATTATTCGGACAACGGCGGCATTCAAAAATGGCTCCGCACCTGGCGCGCGCTACCAACTGGTCAGAACAACCTTAAGCGCACAACCCAACACACAATGCAACTTGATTGTGAATCTGGCATAGGTTTAAATGGTTTTGTAATTTCTGAAACTATTTATTTAATGGTTGAGGATGATAATTACTTAGTTACAGAAGCAGATAACTATTTAATCGCAGAACAACAAGCAATTGCAACCCAAGGCGCGGATCCACAAGTCATGCTGCGCTGGTCAGATGATGGAGGTCACACATGGTCAAATGAGCATTGGGCGTCCATGGGCAAGATCGGCCAGTATTACAAGCGTGTGATCTGGCGGCGTCTGGGTATGACTGTCAAACTGCGTGACCGAGTTTATGAGGTGTCTGGCACTGACCCTGTAAAAATCGCCATTATGGGTGCAGAACTTATTCTGGATCCAACAAATGCCTAGTCCTAACGCTACGCCAACGCCGATTACACCGCCGCGAGTACCGCTGATCGACCCTCGCACGAATCTGATTGACCGCGCCTGGTATTTGTTTTTCTTGTCGTTGCTTAACGCCGCCACAATTGTGGATGACGGCGACCTTGGTGCCGACACCGTTTCTTTAATTGCGTCTTACGATGCGGCTTTACAAGCGCTAGCGCAGAATGTTGACACTCAACCTCCGCCAGTCGATCTGAGCGCTGAGTTGACTAAACAGATTCAAGAAGCTGGCTTAACCGATCAATCGTCTGCGCTGCTGTCCCAAATTGCTGAGATGCAAAAGCAGATTGAAGCGCTTAATTTGTTACCCTCACCATCGCAGGGCACAGTTACCGCTGTGACGGCCACAGCGCCCGTGGTGTCGTCTGGCGGCACTGAGCCTAATATCAGTATGCCTGCGGCCAGCACATCGACTGACGGCTACCTGACATCGACCGACTGGAATACGTTTAACAGCAAAGCACCGGCCACCAGCGGCACGTCCATCCTGTACGGCAACGGTTCTGGCGGTTTTAGCAACGTCGCGATTGGCTCTGGCGTCACTTTTGCAGGCGGTACGTTGTCAGCGACTGGCTCGGGCGGTACTGTCACGTCAGTGACTGGTACTGCGCCTATCGCGTCCTCGGGTGGTACAACGCCAGCAATCAGCATTTCTCAGGCTAGTACTTCTACTAATGGTTATTTGTCCAGTACTGACTGGAATACGTTTAACAACAAACAGCCCGCTGGCACTTACATCACGTCTGTCACCGGCACAGCTCCTGTCGTGTCTTCTGGCGGCGCGACACCGGCCATTTCGATGGCGGCAGCTAATACATCGACCAACGGTTACCTGACGTCAACCGACTGGAACACGTTCAACAACAAAGGCTCTGGTACTGTCACGGCTGTCTCTGTCGTGTCGGCGAATGGCTTTGCAGGCACATCAAGCGGCGGCGCAACGCCTGCGCTGACGTTAACCACTAGCATCACTGGTTTGACCTATGGCAACGGTACCGCTTTGGCCGCCGCTACAGTCAGCGCACCGTTGGCCTATTCGGCTGGCACATTGGCCATTACGCAAGCCACAACGTCAACCAATGGTTATTTATCCAGTACAGACTGGAACACGTTTAACAATAAAGGCTCGGGTACTGTTACTTCAGTAACGGGCACTGCGCCTGTCGTGTCGTCTGGCGGTACAACACCAGCCATTTCTATGGCAGCGGCTAACGGCTCGACTAATGGTTATCTGACATCGACTGACTGGACAACATTCAACAACAAAGGTTCGGGCACTGTCACTTCGGTGGCTGCGCTCACACTTGGAACGACTGGCACGGATCTTTCCTCGACCGTTGCCAACGGCACAACAACGCCAGTTATTACGCTGAATGTGCCTACAGCCTCGGCAACCAATCGCGGTGCTTTAAGTTCGACTGATTGGTCTACGTTTAACAGCAAACAGCCTGTCTCTGCACCAGTCACCAAAACGGCTGACTTTACGGTTGCGGCGACTGAAGTTTGGTTGATTAACAATAAATCAGGCTCAACTTGCACGGTCACCCTGCCAACGCCATCCACCAATTCAGGGCGCGTTTTGTACTTCCAAAACTACCAAGTGCGGGCGCTGGTGTCGGCGTCTAGCAACGTAGTGCCCTTGGCAGGCGGCGCGGCCACCACATCAATTCTCTTGGCAAGTTCAGGAGATTCTGCGACACTTGTGTCTGATGGCACAAATTGGTTGATGACACAATACATCCCGAACAATATCCTTCTTTTGGAGTAAACCATGACAGTCACCGTCAAAGTCCTCGTACCGGCAAAGTTTGCCGAGAACGCGCAAACAACCCAGTACACAGCGACTGGCGTTACGGCCATCATCGACAAGTTTACCGCGACCAACATCAGCGCGTCTGCCGCCACGATCAGCGTAAACTTGGTCACGGTAACTGGCTCGGCTGGCAACACTAACTTGATCACCAAAACCAAAACACTTCAGGCGTCTGAGGTTTATAC